GTTACACGACCCAGCTGGAGGAAATCCCAACGCATGAGCATTACGCTTTGGTTGATATTTCTAACCAAATGCTTGAGGATTCCGCTTTCAATCTTGAGGCAGAAATGCAGGAGGAGTTTGCGACCCAGCTTGCGAAAAATGAAGGCACAGCCTTTATTAGCGGAAGCTCTGTCGGTCAGCCAGAGGGCTTGTTGACCAACTCTAGCGTCGGTGAAACCGTCTCTGGTAATGCAAACACATTGCTTGCTGATGGCTTGATTGATCTTGTCCATGCGGTGAAAACACCATATGGAACAGGCGCATCATTCATCTTTAACCGCACGACCTTGGCCGCAATTCGCAAGCTAAAGGACACAGCGGGTCAGTATGTGTTCCAAGCTGGTATGATGCTCACCACTGGTGTGCCAAATACCATTTTGGGGTATCCGTACATTGAGATGCCTGATATGCCAGACGTTTCGGCCAACGCATTTCCTGTGATGTTCGGTGATTTCTCACGTGGCTACATGGTTGTCGATAGAGTCAACCTGTCAATCTTGCGTGATCCATTCACACAGGCATCCACAGGCAGTGTTCGTTACTATGCACGTGCAAGAGTGGGCGGTCAGGTGATTTTGGCTGAAGCTCTGCGCAAGCAGAAAATTTCAACATAAGGGAGAGTTGCGATGAAAGACCTTTCAAATTCAATCAGCCCAGCAGTCTCCTTAGCGGCGGCAGTCCGTTCAGCGGCGGCAAATGGCACTGGAGTTGATCTCCAAGGCTATGAGTCTGCAACCGTTTTGGTAGACGTCGGAGCAGAAGGTGACACCCTGTCATCGACTGTATTTTTTGAGGTATCACTGGAGGAATCTGATGATAATTCAACATTTACAGATGTCGAACAGGCTGGCATTGTGGATGGCACGATAGCATCAGGTGGAATATTCCTGAAGCTGGATGGTACAACTGGCGGTGATCCAGACTCATCAGGTGGCATCTTCCGCGTCGGATATGTTGGTGGCAAAAGATATATCCGTGTAGTGTTGGCTAAAACTGGCACACACTCAAACGGAACACCGCTTGGCGCTATGGTCATTAAAGGCCATGCGCGTCACACAGGTGATAATGCGTTTACACCGCATAACGCATAAAATGTGGGGGCAGGGGATAACTCTGCCCCTCTACCTATCGGAGGGCTAGATGGCTATACGAATGATAAGACAGGCGGTCGGCGTGGCGAATGAGCTGGGGTCACAGACACGCACTTATTTCGAAGGTGAAGAGCTTTCCAACAGTCAAGATTGGGAACAGGCCAGAAACGCGAATTTCATGGCCCGTGGGCTTGCTGAAGAAACAAAGGTGGTTCAACCTACAGAGACAAAGGTGAAGACGCCTACGAGGGCTAGAAACGCCGATGGCACGCTAGTTGGCGATGACCCAAGCACCCCTGATGTCAACGAGGCATGGGAGGGCGGTGTTGCACCTAGCAAAAAGGGTAAATCTAAGTAACGTATTGGGGGCATCATGAGCCGTGGAATAACCAGTGCGTTAAACACCGTATTCACATCATCATCCATTCGACCATTCATAGCGGTCGACCTTGCTTTTTCAGGAGCAAACGTCACGGTTTGGACTGGTCTGGGCAATATAACATTTGCGAGCACAACATTTGTTGGCACTGGTGAGGTGTTAGGTATTTCTCCAGTTACTGAGAATGGCGCAGTTCAAGCTAATGGCATGGTTGTCTCATTCAATGGTCTGGATTCTTCATTGGTATCAGCCGCGTTGACAGAAAACTATCAAGGCCGTTCTGCTATAATATACATCGGCGCACTGACCGATAGTTACACTATCGTCTCTGATCCTTATGTTTTTTTCAAAGGCAGAATGGATAAGATGAGCATTTCTGATGATGGGGATAACGCAATAATTAAGGTGTCATGTGAAAGCCGCCTTATTGACCTCAACCGTAACAGGGTACGCCGTTTCACAGATGTTGACCAACAATCAGAGTTTTCAGGTGATTTGGGTTTTAAGTTTGTTGAGAGCCTCCAAGAAAAAGCGATTGATTGGGGTTCTTAAATGGGTTTCTTCAAAAGTTTTTTCAAAGCCGTAACAAACCCCGCAACCCTTATTTCAGCGGCGGTAATGGCTCTCATTTCTGGTCCCGCAACAGTAGCCGCTTTTCTAACGACAACGGCCATGTATGCGGCAGCATCAGCGGCACTTACAGCCTTATCACCAAAGCCAGAGATGCCAGACCTTTCAGGGTACGGTGATTTCGTAAGTCAGGCTGGCAATCGAACACAGATGATTAAACAGCCAGCGCAACCGCGTCGAGTTGTATACGGAACCATGAGGGTGTCTGGTGTTCTTACCTACATATCCACAACTGATGATGATAAATTTTTACATATGATCATCTCAATGACTTGCCATGAGATTGATGGTTTTGACTCATTCAGAATCGATGACAAAACCGTTACCATGGAAGGTAATCAAGTTAGTGCGCCGAACCGATTTAGGAAAGGCACAACCGCCACAGGTAAAAAATTGATAGAAATTAATACCCATACAGGCGCAGATGACCAACTCGCAGATACGCTTCTCACGCAAAGGGTCAAAGAGTGGACAACGGATCACAGGCAACGCGGCGTGGCATATATGTATTGTCAGCTTGAGTTTGATAGAGATGCTTTCCCAAGAGGTCTGCCAAATATATCCGCAACTGTTAGGGGCAAAAAAGTATTTGATCCAAGAGATTCAACAACTGCTTTTTCAAATAACCCCGCGCTTTGCATTAGAGATTATCTTTTAGATACAAGATATGGGCTGGGCTGTTCTGCTGATGAAATAGATGAAACAGCTTTCATAGCGGCGGCAAATGCGTGTGATGAGTCGGTTACGCTGTCAGCCGAATCGGGTGGCGGCACACAAAAACGCTACACTTTAGATGGCACTTTTGAAACAAACCGCACACCCAAGAAAATACTTGAAGATATGCTATCATCTTGTGGCGGCATACTAAATTACACAAACGGCAAATTCAGGTTGCTTGTCGCAGAATACAGAAGTCCAGCTGTTACTTTGGTTCAGGATGACTTTATCTCCGCTATAGAAGTGCAAGCAAAACAAAGTCTTGCAGATCAATACAATACAGTTAAGGGGACGTACGCACCAGTAAGCACAGATTACATTGCTACAGATTATCCACCTGTAACATCTGCCTCTTTCAAAACAGAAGATAACAACGAGACACACATCTTTGATTATGATTTGCCATATACGACAGATAGCGCACGCGCACAACGGCTGGCAAAGATTGTTCTTTTTCGAAATAGACAGCAAGTGATAATACAATCGATTATATCCATGAAAGGGTTCAATCTTGCGATAGGTGATAGCGTAAATGTTACCTTAGATCGGTATGGTTTTACCAACAAAGTGTTTGAGGTTGCAGAGTGGAATGTCACGGTTGTCGGCGGGCAGAGTTTAGGTGTTGAGATAACATTACGTGAAACTAACGCGGCGGTCTATGATTGGAATGCTGAGGAACAAGTTTTTGCAGATGATAATTCTACACTGCCAGATATATTCAATGTCCCTGCGCCAACTCTAACCGTTGCAGATGTGGTGCAAACATTTCAACAAGGGGCAATCACCACATTGAGGGCAACGGTTTCATCAACAAGCCCTTACGCCGATGTTTTCGAAGTCGAGGCCAAAAAGTCAACCGACACAGATTTTACCTCCCTAGGACAGCAAAAAGGCAATGTGTTCGAGCTTGTCAATGTTCAGGCTGGAGCAACTTATGACGTTAGGGCGAGGTCGATTAGCTCATTTGGCGTCCACTCACAGTATTCAACAGTCAGTCACACCGTCGCGGGTAAAGGTACAACAGCACCTAGCAATGTGACAGATTTCACGCTGGATTATCTTGGTAACAATGCATTGCTTACTTGGACGCCTGTAACAGATGAAGATTTAAGCCACTACGTAATACGTCACCAAGGGGTCACTAGCGGCGGTGACTTCTCAAGCGGTATCACCCTAGCGCAAAAGGTATCTAGGCCAGCTAACAGCGTCATAGTGCCAGCCTTAGAGGGTACTTATTTTTGTGTTGCGGTAGATAAGTTTGGAAATAACTCAGCAACAGCGGCGCAGACTATCGGCATCATCGATGAAGCGCCTGTCGCGTCTGAGTTCAAGGTCGTGCAAACAAGCACGCAAAATCCTGCGTTTTCAGGGACAAAAACAAACGTGATCAAGCCATCAGATGAGGATGTGCTCGTTTTAGAAACAACGATATTGTTCGATAGTGGTTCAGGATTATTTGATGATGCTGATGGTCTGTTCGATGGTGGTGTTGACGGCGTGGTTGCCACAGAGGGGTTTTATAATTTTGATAATGTGATTGATTTGAGTAATAAACAAACAGCCAGAGTGTCATTCAATATCACACAAACCCGCCGTCAGTATGATGTCATCAAGCCAGCATCACAGGCCACAACGGATTGTGAGCTTCAAATAGCCACAACAGACGACGACCCAACAAGCGGTTCTGCTACCTTTAGTGCGTTTTCTAGGGTGGTTGCGGGAGACTATTCTGCAAGAGGTTTTAAGTTTAGGCTGAAAATGAACACTACTGATATAGATGATACGCCAGCGGTGTCTGCTTTGCAGGTTAACATATCTCTGAAAAAACGCACGGAATCACAGGGCAATGTATCGAGCGGAACTGCCTCAACAGGCAAGGTAATAACATTTACTAATGCTTTTGGTTCGATTGATGGTATAAGTATCATGGGGCAAAACATGAACAGTGGTGAGTTTTACACGATCACAAATAAAACGACGTCTGGATTCACCATCACATTTAAGGAGTCGAATGGCAACGTGGTTGATAGAACATTTGATTTTGTCGCACAGGGTCACGGTAGAATTAGCGCATAGGAGCAAGCATGGCACAGCACGATTATAATATTGCAAACCAGACATTTCCAGCAACCAGAACAGATATCAACAATGTTTTGTCAGCGGTCGCAACAACCAATTCTGGATCATCCGCTCCATCAACCAACTTTGCCAATCAACTTTTCTATGATACAAGTGATGACAAGTTGAAGATGCGAGATTCAGCGAACAGTCAGCATATCGATTTGTTCACATTCAATCAGACTAGCAAGACTGTGACAGCGGTTGCAGGAGCAGAAGACCCAACAGCAATAGCAATCGCTTTAGGTTAAGGAGAGCAAAATGGCAGATGATGCAATCGTTTCAACCACGGTGACGGTCTTGCCCGATGAAATAGCCAAAAATTTCACAGGGTCGATGAGCGTTGCACCTGATGATGCAAATGATAAGTGGTATTACAAACTGACGTCGATACCGACAACCACCAACGGTGTTCAACTAATCGCTGGAAATTATATCGATTACACGGCGGTCGGTGCGGCCTCATCTCCATCAGCGGTAGCGACCGCAGATAAGGTTAAGTTTTTGTTTATTCAGAACCAAAGCACAGCGGATGGCATTTACATCACTCTTGATGGCGGCAATGTGGCTCATACGACGACGGATGCTATATTCATTGGGCCAAGCCAGACATTTACAATCCGTTGCCCAAATACAACCGTCGCAGACATCAAAGCCATATCAGCTGACATTGGAGATGCAGGGGATGCCGCAGTTACAGCAATAGTTTGTGCGCTTCTTGATGATGTCGCGTAGGGGGTAGGTCATGGCTA